GCACAAAAGCCGAGTATCATACACCCGGAAACAGCATCCTAGGTAACTCAGATTCTGCACCACCAGTAGCAGAAAAGACAATTACAGTTGACGATTTATTAATCAGTTCAGCTTTTGTCTATGAGCTAGATGAAACACTCTCACACTATGATTTGAGAGGTGAGATCTCTAGAAAGATCGGATACGCTCTTGCAGAGCAGTATGATAGAAAGATCTTCAGAGCTATCACAAAGGCTGCACGTACAGCACACCCTATCACAAAGTCTAACTTTGTAGAGCCCGGTGGAACACAGCTACGTGTAGGTACAAACGCACAGGCTTCTGACGCTTACAACTCTGGATTCCTAATCAACGCTTTCTACGACGCTGCTGCGATCCTAGACGAGAAGGGAGTTTCTGGTGAAGGTAGAGTGGCTGTGCTTAACCCAAGACAGTACTACGCCCTTATACAGAACGTAGAGACTAACGGACTAATCAACCGTAACGAAAGAGGAGACGCATTGCAGTCTGGTAACGGCATCATCGAGATCGCTGGTATCCAGATCTTCAAGTCAATGAACATCCCATTCTTCGGTAAGTTCGGTACAAAGCTCGGTGGTTCTGCATCTGCTACAGATCCCGGAACAGCTGCACCACTTAACAATGGTGACTTCGTAGGCGAAACAATGGCTGACGAAAGAGCTGGTTCATCTGCAACTAAGACTGTTAACTCATACGGTAACAGTGACAACTTCAATAACAGCTGTGGCTTAATCTTCCAGAAAGAAGCTGCTGCATGTGTTGAAGCAATCGGCCCACAAGTTCAGACAACATCTGGAGACATCTCAGTGGTTTACCAAGGAGACGTTATCTTAGGTCGTCTAGCTATGGGTGCAGACTCACTCAACCCAGCAAGTGCTGTTGAGTTGATTGCCGGTAAAGCAGTTTCTTCTGCAACTGGTTCTGCAAACACAACTACTTTCGAGTAATTTACACTTTTATACGGGGGCTTCGGCTCCCTTTTTTCTTATGGCTTCCACAACTATTGACATCGACACAGAACTGTCCGCAGTAAATAATATACTGGGGGCTATAGGTCAATCACCTATAACAACACTAAACTTTGACAACCCAGAAATATCATTTATATTTAACCTACTCCGCGATGCCAACGTAGACACGCAGGCAGAGGGGTGGCATTTTAACACAGAAAAACACGTAGAGTTTGCTAAAGATGCAAACGGTAATATTGCAATAGGTAATGATATATTATCTATGGATTTACACGATAATCGTTTTGATAGACGTAAAGATTTAGTACGTCGTAACGGTAAACTATACGATAAGATAAAACATACAGATGTATTTGAAACTGATTTATTATTAGATATTGTACGTTTATATCTTTTTGAAGATCTACCTATTGTATTTAGAAGATACATAACTAACAGAGCAGCTCGAACAGCAGCTACACAACTTGTCGCTAACCCACAGCTTGTAAAATTACTAGCTCAACAGGAGGCTCTATCTCGTGCAGCTCTCATGGAGTATGAGTGCAATCAAGCAGATCATAGTATGATGGGCTTTGAAGATGAAACTCACTACAGAACTTATCAACCATTCAGAAATCTAAGAAGATAATGGCAGGCATTACACAAACTATACCTCAATACTCACTAGGAATGTCAGAACAGCCTGACCAGCTAAAATTTCCCGGTCAGGTACAAGAGGTAACAAACGCGATACCAGATATAACCAGAGGTCTATTTAAAAGACCGGGTGCTAAAAGAATTGGAACTGACAAACTAGCTAACGTACAGAGTGATGGTGCGTGGTTTCATTATTTTCGCGATAAAACTGAAGGATCTTACATAGGTCAAGTAGCAGCTGATGGTCAAGTTAGAGTCTGGCGTTGTAGCGATGGTCAACAGATGACTACAGCTTACGGCACAGGAGGCCAAACAGCTATACAAAATTACCTAGCAACAAGCAACCCAGAAAACTTACAATTTCTTACTATCAATGATACCACCTTTGTTAACAGCCGTGATACTTCTAATGCTAACACTCTCGTTGGGTCAACGGGAACTACAGATGCTACTCCAGATGCTCACTTCGGGTTCGTAGAATTATTACGTACAGAAAACGGAAGGCAGTATGGCCTTAATATTCACGGTTCTAATACAACAGTTACAACAGTAACCAGAGCTACACGTATAAAGATAGAGAGTGATACACTAGACGAGTCAGATGGCACAGGCCACTGCCCCGGTATTGGTACACAGGTATTTAATACTACCGCAGCGAGTAGTTACACAGGAACTAGCATTGTAAGTGTAAGTACGCCCTTAACATTTAACTCATCTGCTGTAAGTCTTAGTGGACAGTCGGGCAGCTTTATATTTTTAAACGATCACGGGTTATCTACTGGAGACGAGTTTACATATGTTGCTGGTAGCACTGCTATTACAGGGCTTTCAAACGGTACTAATTATTTTGTAATTAAAAATAGTGATGATGCTTTCAGAATTGCTTCTTCGTCATCCAATGCTCAGGCTGGTACAAATATAGTTATTACTGCACCATCAAGTGCATCTACTCAACAATTTAATATCTTACAGAAAGACCCAGCAAAGAAAAAGAATTTAATTTTTAGAATCAATACTTTGGGACAACAAGGCGTCAGTCCTAACTATAATGCTAGCCAAAATGGGCCGGGTGGTAATAACTACCGATGCAGTTATAATAGAGAAGTAGTATTATTGCATGGTGGTGAAGGATGGGTTACAGGTGACCTAGCTACAGTAACATTGGACTCTGCATCAGGCGGTGGTTCTGGTGGAGCTACTCACGCTACATATACAATACGTGTAGAAGATCATGAATCTACACAAGTTAACGCAACTGTATCCTCAGCTGGTGATGGTCTTATACGTCCAGAACCTACACCTTTTGACGCAGATACAGCAGTAACAGCTGATACTATTATTGGTGGTATTTTAGCAGATCTACCTAGTGGTATCACAGGTAAACATATAGGTACAGGTATCTATCTTTCTAGCTCTAGTCCATTTAGTGTTGATATTGTAGAAGAAGATTTGATGCGATGCTTTCAATCATCTATAAACGATGTTCAAAACTTACCTAACCAATGCAAACACGGGTATATAGTAAAAGTATCCAACGCTTTACGAGCAGATGAAGATGACTACTATCTTAGATTCGATGGACAGAACAATAAAGATGGTGTAGGTTCTTGGTCTGAGTGTGCAAAACCGGGTATAGCTAAAACTTTAACTAATATGCCGCTGGTTATACAGCGTACAGCTGCTACAACATTTACTGTCAAGCAGTTTACATATAAAGATAGAGAGGTAGGTGATGATTTAACTAATCCTATGCCCTCTTTTGTTGGGGCTCGTATTAATAAAGTACTGTTTTTCCGAAATAGGCTAGCACTTCTGTCAGGAGAAAATGTAATAACATCACGCCCGGGATCGCTTGGTACACCTGACTTCTTTATAGAAACAGCTCTTACAGTATCAGCTAGTGACCCTGTAGATATATCTGCTGCATCTATGTTTCCATCAGAATTATTTGATGGTATCGAAACTAATACAGGTCTACTGATATTTAGTACGAACCAACAGTTTTTACTTGCAGCTGACGATACAGTATTTAACCCAGATACAGCTAAGCTTAGAAGTGTATCTACTTTTAATTATAACGAAACTATAGCTCCAATATCATTAGGTACTACAGTAGCTTATATTGACAACTCTGGTAAGTTTAGCCGTTTTAATGAAATGGCAAACATACGAAGAGAAGGAGAACCATCAATAGTTGACGTTAGTAAAGTTGTGCCTACACTATTACCAAAAGATATAGACTTACTTACTAACTCCAGAGAAAACTCTATAATACTAATGAGTAAAACTGGATCAGATGAAGTATTTGGTTATAGGTATTTTCAAGTGTCTGAACAAAGGCAACAGGCCGCGTGGTTTAAATGGAAACTAAATAATCCATTAACATATCATTTTATTATAAATGATGAGTATTTCTTTTTAGATAGTGATTACTATTTACAAAGCATCAAGCTAGTGCAAACATCAAACGATCCAAGTATAGTACAAGATGAAACAGATTTCTTACTCCACGTGGATAATCATACTACTGTTAGCGGTGGCAGCTTTAACGCAACTACGAATATCACCACCTTTAGCGGTGTTAACTGGTTAAATACAATTACTACGCCAAACCATGATCTAGTAGTTGTCGATACAAATACTAACTCAACGCGTGTTGGTAGATATGGTAAACCTACAGTATCTGGTACAAGCTTTACACTACCGGGTAACTGGTCTGGAGCTACTCTTGTAATAGGTTATATCTATCCATACGAGGTTAAGTTTCCTAGATTCTATCCTACTAGACAGCAAGGTAATGCAAGTAGAGCTGATGTAAATGCATCATTAGTGATACACAGAATTAAAATACACTTTGGTAAAATAGGTCTTTACGAAACTACACTTAAGCGTGTTGGTAAACCTGACTACACAGAAGTATACGAATCTACACAATTAGATGAGTACGATGTGTCTGACGCACCATACCTAGATGAGTTTATTAAAACTATACCTGTGTATGAAAGAAACACAAATGTTGATATAATACTCAGATCATCACACCCTGCTCCAGCTACGTTACGTGCGTTGGCTTGGGAAGGAGACTTTTCACCCAGATTTTACAAACGTGTCTAAATACATACACCCACTTACAATGGAGGCTGCTACAGAAGTGGCCTCTAACCTACGTCCAGACGACCACAGAGAGGTACAAGAGGGGCATGGGATAGATCCTACCCTCTTACCAGTTCTCATGGTTCACAACCCATCCTACGTGTATTTCACAGTGCCTGACGGCAAGACTGCTGGCATGGCCGGAGTAGGAAAAGATGGTGATATATGGATGCTATGCACTCCTGATATACACCGATACCCAATTACATTCGCAAGAGAAGCGAAGCGGTACGTCGATAGCCGCGAAGAGCGACTCCTTTGGAATATAGTTGATAGTAGAAACACAGCACATTTAAAACTGCTGAAGTTTCTTGGCTTCAAGTTTTTACGTAAGTTAAAACATGGGCCGAACAATGTAACATTTATAGAATTTTGCCGTGTGCGTAGATGCTAATGCAGGGGCTAGAGCCCAAGCTAGGGAACAAGCCCGTCAAAAAAACGCAGCCTTTGAAGCAGAAAGGCTTAAGTTTTACAATAAAGAAACCGCTTTTGCTAGAGCACAGACTAGAAACGTCATAGGTCTTTCCAGAGCTAGATCTGATGCTTATGCGAAAGCTATTGCTGCCCAAGGTAAGGGTAGAAAACAATTAGAAAATGCTTCTCGTCGTTACTTTAGATCAAAAGGTACAGTTAACGAAGGCGGTAGATCAAGAACATTTGGTCGGGCCAACTACCAAGGGTTACTTGCAGCTCAATCAGAAGTCGAAGGTGTACTAGATAATGTGTTAGGCAGAAACCTAGCATATGCAGAAACTGGTGCTGTGCGTCAGTTTAGGCAAAAAAACGCTGCTGCTAGAGAATCATTAGGATTACCAGCTACATACGGTGCTCCTATTATGATGCCTCCTAGAAACAGACTAGGCGGTGCTTTACAGATAGCAACCAGCGTCGCAAGCATATACAGCGGCTTCGGTGGTGCTTTACCGCTTAGTTTTGCTTCTAAAGCAGCTGCTCCAGCAATCAGTGGAATTGGGCCAGTAGCTAGTGGAAGTGCTTATGCAGGCATGCTAGGCGGACTTGGCGGAGTCGGCCCAGTAGCTAGTGGATTTACATATTCCTCATTATTAGGTGGTATTTAAACTATGACATCATCATTCCAAACCGTCGTAGGTAAGTCTAGGGACGATATACCCGATTTACCTACCGATAATTACGACAGAACTGAGGCAGAGCTAGCTGATTCAGCTAACGAAGCTATAGATAATCAGACTCAACGTAGTGCTGCTGCTTACCAGCAGATGGCTCAAATACAAAAAGAGATAGCAGATAGACCTCTAAATCTTCTTAATGATCTAGCAAAATTTTCTTCACAAGCTAGTCAAGCTTTACAAGTGTTTGAAACTAGAAAACAAGCACAGAAGAAAATAGACGAGGCTATGAGATATTTAGACTCGAACTCTAGTGCTCAGCTAAGAGATGCTGAAGGTAAGTTTGCTTTTGAAGATGCAAAGTTTAACAGCGAACTACTACAAGATGGCGAGATTGGACAGAACTTTTTAAGAGTAAAAACTGCTCCACAACCACAAGACATAAGTTTAGAGCAATTAATATCTGATATAAAAACAGATTACTATGGTGCTAGACTACAGATTATAAACGAAAACGGTGGTAAAGACATCACAGATATACAAGAGTATATAGAACTACATAACGCTGCTGATGAGTTAGTAGTCACAGCTATGATACAGAACGCTAGAGACGCTGGTATAGACGTAGAAAGTAGAGCATTTAGAAAAGCTTTTTACGAGGACATATACCCTGATCTAGTACAAAGAAGAAATAATAACATACAGTCATTTAAGCGTGAAGCTAATGCTAACTATCTTAAAAATAGAGATATAAAACTAAATAAAAATATAATAAAAGCTTTACGTCCGTTAGAGTATGGTAAAAAAGTAGATATTGATGCACAGCAAATAGTTGATACTATTTATTTAGAGCATGGTGGTGACGGTAATGACAAATTTACAAGAGCTGATGCTTTAGAGTATCTTATGAAAGCTGTTGCTGCTGATATAACATCTGATGTACCAACACTAAAACTACATCATCTTGAATACTTATACGATCAAGCTCAGTTTGTACCAGCATATGCACCCGGAACTCGTACTACTATTGAAAATAGTAAGTTTGCACAAAGAGACGGGTATGCTAAACTTATACAGGATACTAAGATTAAACTATCTGAAGATATAGAACGAGCAAGACTAGCTGACCAGAGACTGCATCAAAAAGAAATCAATGAACTTAAGAAAAAATACATAGATCGAGGCGGTATACCATCGGCGATTTTAAAACCTCTAATAGAAGATGCAGAGGTTAGAGGTATTGATACAAGCAAAATAGATTACGGAAGTGATGGTACATCTACTAACGGCGGTAATTCTAGAGTAGGAGTTGCTAATCCCGAAGGTCTAGAAATAGAAGAGGGTTTACAAAAGTTTCATCCAAACTATACTCAAGGTGAAAAATTAGGCACTCTTGAAAAACTTGAAGTTAAAAAAGCTTACAACGAGTTTGAAAAGCGAATGGATAATTTGCTAAAAGGAGGAACAGATTATGATAAAGCTATATCTACAGTATTACCTCAAATAGAAAAAGAATTAGCAGCCGGTGACTTTGCTCTAGACACTATTGAAAAACAAGAAGGTGGTACACCGAGCGTTAAAGATATACAAGATGACAATAATATAGTAAAAGCTAATGTTGCTAAAACTACAAGTCAAAGTAATTTTGTATCTCTGTGGGAAAAGCAAGCTATAGGGCAATATAAAAAATATTTACTATATGGTGATCCTTTTCCTAATTACTTTAATAAAGTAGCAAACGGAACTAAGATGTCACCTAAACAGTATGCACATGCTAGATTAGAAGCTACAGGCGGTCTAAATGAAGACGGTACGATAAAGGTAAGACCTAGGGTAGTGCAAGATGGATACATAACAAATGAGGAGGGAAAACAAGTACCAAACATGGTTATGATTGATCCACAGTATGATCTTACATTAAAAGATAGAAACACACTAGAAGTCAAACCACACCTAACTAAAAACCTAGACTTTATAAGTGACCCGTCTGGAGAAAATACAAAGAAACTTTTGAACGCACTTAAAATATCAAACGTAAAAGAAGGTTTTTATCAACCAGCTTTTGGTTTTAGTAGAAAAAACGGTAACAAACTTACTGTCAATCAAATACTTACATTAGCTAACAGAGGCGGTAGCAAGTTTGGCATCTATCATCTTACTGCTACTGAGCTTAACGATGCCTTAAAAGACGGTGTTATAGATGGTGACGCTTTGTTTAACGAAGATACACAAAGTAAAATAGTAATCGAGTTGATGAGACAAAGAGCTAATCGAACAAACACTATCAGAGGTGCTATTATACAAGCTAAAAAGGGTGGTACAGAAACTGTATTTGAAGGTGACGAAAGCGAAAAAAGATGGGACAGATTAGTTTCATTAAGTGTTGCTGAGCAAGAAATAGTGCTAAATGCGTTTCCAGCTTTACGTAACATACCTATGAACCAGTTTCAAAACCTTTTAGGTGGTGTCGTAAAAGCTATTGCAGACGGTGCTATTGATAAAGATATAGAAGACAGAAAAAGACAAGAAAGAGAAGAAGAAACTAGAAGACAAACTGAAGGAATTATTGCAACTCCATAACTATGACTGATTCAAACTATTCTAATATAGAAGTTGATGTTGATGGAAACACGCTAGACTACGTAGCTAACGAAGCTGCGGCAGCTGCGGAAGAATATCAACTACAGGTTGAGGCACAGGAGCGAGCACAAGAAACTTTGGAACAAGAAGACAAACAAGCTGTTTCAGAGCAAGAAGATCCTCGAAATGCCGAAAACTGGGGTGCTAAGGCACTCATAAAAGAAGGTCAGTCCATACTATCTGGTGGCCTTCAAGATACTGCATCATCTATAGCCACCTTTCCAGAACGTACAATAGACGCTCTTTCTGGTGAGATGCAGCAACAAAGAGAAGAAACTGGTGAATATAGACCGGACTTCAGCCCTTTTGGTGCATACGATAACCCAATAGAAACTAGAACATGGTGGGGTAAACAGCTACGAGGCTTAGTTCATTTTGGTAGTTTAGCTATAGGTACGGTTGCAGCAGCTAAGGCTGTAGCAGCTACAGGTGTAGTTACTGTACCAGCTGGTTTACTTGCACTAACAAAAGGCAATGTAATTAGAGGCATGGCAGTTGGAGCTGCGTCTGACCTTGTATCTAAAGAGTCAGATGAGCAAAACGCTTTAGGTGCTTTACGTGATAGGTATGGCTGGATAGATACACCAATATCTACCAAAGATACTGACCACCCAGTAGTGATGAAACTAAAAAATATTGTTGAAGGTATGGGTATTGGCCTAGTCTTTGACGGGTTTACATACACACTAAAAAAAGGTGGTGAGAAAGCCATAGAACAAATTACTAAACGTAATAAAAGTTTAGAAAACCAAACAGTAGAAGCTGGTGTTGCACAGATACGTGAAGGTGAAACACAGTTTAGAGCAGATAAAAATGCTCCTATATCTCAACCGCACCAAGGGGCACACATATCCGAGGTAGATCCTCAAGCAGCTCGAGAACAGCTATCGAAAACACGTAAGTCATGGGGTTCAGAGGAAGGCTCTACTGGATCGGTCACTACACCCGTAGAACGAGAAAGAATAGGCTTAAAAGGTGGCACAGACGACGCTACGGTTGAAAGAATCATGCGTGGGTTGATGAGCAGCGAAAAGTTTGCTAAGGAACTAGAAGCAGCTAAAGGTGATAGAAAAACTCTTGTTAGTAAATACAGAGAAGCTATTGAAGCACATCAACGTATAACTCAAGGCAGAAATGCTATAGACATGTCACCACAAGAATATCTAGAAGAGTTGTTTGAAAGCAACGATATTATTGATGGTAATGCTGTATGGACATCTAAGAATGTAGTTGTTGCAGATCTAGTTATAGGGTCATTATTACGACAGGTACGTGACTTAGGTGTAGCTGGTCGAGAAATAGCTGACTTAGTTGATTTGCAAGACATTGATGGCCCAGCTAAACAGATTGTAGATACTATGCTTACTGCGTTATATGAAACAAAGAAAGCTAGATTTGTAAAGTCTGACTCATTTAGAGAATTAGGACTTGGTAAGAAAAGCAAGAAAGCTGTCGAAGAAGCTACACAAGACGCTATGGTTGACGCTAGAGATTCTATAATGTCTATCTTAAAAATAGCAAGAGATGATGACAATGACGATATGATAAACGCATTGTTTGAAGCTTTTTCTATGATGGAGAATGTAAATACTCTTGACGACTTTGACGCATGGGCAAGAAAGACTATACTTGGTGGTGCATTAGAAGCAGGCGGGCCTCAGCGTACCGGTGCTTTAATAAGAGAACTAGAAGGTGTTATGTCTCATAGTATACTATCCGGCCCTAAAACACCAGCCCGAGCAATCATGGGTACATCTACTGCAACATTCTTGCGTCCATTAGCTCAAGCATTAGGTGCTGTATTACGTTTACCTTTTGATGGTAATGTAGCAACAGTTAGGTCTAGCCTTGCATCAGTTAATGCTATGGTAGAAGCTATACCAGAGTCGTTTACTCTATTTAGAAGTAAACTAAACTCCTACTGGAAAGGTGATATAAGATCAATAAAAACACGTTTTGTCGAGTTTACAGCAGGCGACGACAACTGGGAAATATTACGTAGATGGGCAGAAGATAGCGGTAGAGCTACACCCGGAGAAACAGCAGCGTTTCGTATGGCTAATATGGCAAGAAGTATGAATAATAAAAACTTCTTAACATACTCTACAAAGATCATGGCCGCAACTGATGACGCCTTTGCATACATTTTAGGTCGTGCTAAGATGCGTGAAAAAGCTATGCGTAGGGTTCTTGAGTTACAAGAAAACGGTTACAAAACACCTAAGATAACAAAAGAACTAATGCGAGCATATGAAGATGATTTTTATGCACAGATCTTTGATGCAAACGGTAACATAATAGATGAAGCAACTAAGTTTGCACGTAAAGAAGTAACACTTACACAGGAACTTACAGGCTTTGCAAAAGGACTAAACGATGTGTTTAGTGCTGCACCTTTAGCTAAACCTTTCTTTTTGTTTGCTAGAACTGGTGTAAACGGTCTTGCACTTACAGGTAAGTATACACCCGGATTTAACTTCTTAGTCAAAGAGTTTAATGATATTGCTTTTGCAAACTCTAACGACTTAGCTAGTGTTGCTAAGTATGGTATCACAAGCGTAGAAGAACTAGCTAACGCACGTGCTTTGCAAACAGGTAGATTAGCAATAGGATCTGCTATAGTATTTATGGCTACACAAGCTTGGATGCGTGGTGATCTTAACGGTAACGGCCCAGTAGATAGACAAAAAAGACAGTTATGGTTAGATGGTAAATGGGAACCTAGAACAATAAAGCTTGGTGCTGTACGTGTAGGTTATGATTCATTTGAACCATTCAACCTTATCATGTCTACAATAGCTGACGTGGGTGATGCTAGCGAACTTATGGGTGAAGAATGGACAGAAAACGAATTGGGTAAGATAGCTCTTGTTGTAGCTCAAGCTGTAACAAGTAAGTCATACTTAGCTGGTATACAGTCTTTTGTTGACTTATTTGCAGGCAGACCCGGGCAGACTGGTCGTATTGTAGCTGGACTTGTAAACAACCAAGTACCGCTAGCTGGTATACGTAATGACTTAGGTAGATTATTCACCCCATTTATGCGTGAGATAAACTCAGGTGTAATACAGTCTATACGTAACCGTAACTTACTTACAGAAAATATTGCATCTAGACAGTTACCTATCAAGTATGATATGCTTAATGGTAAACCTTTAAAAGATTGGGATTTCTTAACTAGAGCCTACAACGCAGTAAGTCCAGTAAGTCTTAACTTAGATCAAAGCGAAGGTAGAAACTTCTTATTTGACAGTGGGTACGATTTACGTACATCAACTTATTATGCACCTGACAGTACTAATTTAACAGATCATCCTTATATAAGATCTGAGTTTCAACGAGCACTAGGTTCTCTTAATTTAGAACTAGAACTAAATAAGTTAGCTAGGAATAAAAAAATATTAGCATCTATGAAACAAATGTACGAAGATATAAGATCTGGTCGTCGTAGTGACTTTGATGCTAGAGACTATTATCACAACAGAGTTATAGATAAATTATTTAAAAACGCTAAACGAAAAGCTTGGAACTTAATTAAAGATAATCCTGAGATAAATAAAGAAATAGAAAAGCAACGACTTAGAAAACTTCAACGAGTAGCTAAACGTTCAACTTCAGCAAACATCCTCAACATATATAAATAAATGGCAACAACATTCGTAGACTATACTGGGGATGGAAATGCGACTAAGGCGTTTTCTTTTCCCTCCATTCAAGAATCTGACATAAAAGTAACTGTAGACGAAGTACTAAAATCGTCAGGCACACATTACAATATTACTAGCTACACAACAACAGGTGGAGGTAATGTTGTATTTACTTCTGGTAACATACCAGCTAGCCCAGCAGCTATACGTATTTTTCGTGATACAAATGTAGATGCTGCAAAAGCTACATACACAGCAGGGTCATCAGTCAAAGCAGAAGACTTAAATAATAATCAGAAACAGTTATTATTTGCTGTACAAGAAGAGCAAAATATAGTTAGCTCTACACAAACAGTAAAAGGTTTTATATCTGCTGCTGACAAAGTAAAACTGGACGGTATTGAAACCGGAGCGACCGCAGATCAAACAGCCGCTGAGATACGTACACTTGTAGAAAGTGCAACAGATAGTAACGTATTTACAGATGCAGATCATACAAAGCTTAACGCGATAGAAGCTGGAGCTACTGGAGATCAAACTAACGATGAGATAAGAGCAGCAGTAGAAGCCGCAACTGATAGTAATGTTTTTACTGATGCTGACCATACAAAATTAAATGGTATAGCAGCTGGAGCTGAAGTAAATGTTAATGCTGACTGGAACTCTAGTTCTGGTGATTCACAGATATTAAATAAACCAACAGTACCAGCAAGTATTAATGATTTAACTGACGTTAATACAGCTGGTGTAGCAAACGGTAAAATACTAAAGTATGATAGCTCTACATCTAAATTTATTATAGCAGACGATAATAACTCAGGTGGCGGAGGTGGCGGAGGTTCTAGCACCTTTGTTGGTCTAAGTGACACTCCTGTAGCTTTTTCTGGAGCTGGTGGTAAAACTGTAAAAGTAAACTCAGCTGGTAATGCTCTTGAGTTTGTTACTGTAACTGGATCTGATGTTGTAGATGACACTACACCTCAGCTTGGTGGTAGTCTTGACGTACAGACTAACGAGATTACTACTAGCACAACTAATGGTAACGTAAAGCTAAACCCTAACGGTACTGGTGTTATAGAAATAAAAGGTTCTGGTACTGGCGGTACTTTACAGCTAAACTGTGAGGCAAACAGTCATGGTATAAAGTTAAAATCACCACCTCATAGTGCAGCTGCAGATTATACTCTTACATTTCCAAACAATGTTGTTAATGGTCAGTTTTTAAAAACCGACACTAATGGTAATCTTAGTTGGGCCGCTGTAGACTTAACAGCTTTAAGTGCTAGTAATTTAACATCTGGAACTATTCCTGATGCTAGATTCCCTGCAACCTTGCCAGCAGTTAGTGGTGCAAACTTAACTAACTTACCATCAAGTCCTTACAACATACAAATAAACACACTGTCTAGCTCTAGCGGCACAGGCGGAGGTAGTGCTACCTTTAACGGTTCAGCTACAAGATTTACATTATCTAATGCGGGAGCAAATGCACAAGCACATATTGTTAGCGTCAATGGAGTCATTCAGAAACCTAATAGCGGAACCAGTCCAAGCGAAGGATTTGCTATTGATGGTAATGACATTATATTTGCCAGTGCCCCTGCTAGTGGTGCTGACTTCTTTATTCTCACCCTCGGAACAGCACTAAGTGTTGGTACTCCAAGTGACAACACAGTTACAGCAGCTAAGATAGCATCTAATGCAGTTACTAATGTTAAGATAGCTGATGACACTATATCCGAAGCAAAGCTAGATATACATGCAGCTCCTTCTGGAACTGACAAAGTACTTGGCTACACAGCTAATGGTATGGAGTGGGTAACAGCAGCAGCTGGGGCAACAGGTGGAGGAACTGACAAAATCTTCTATGAAAATGGTCAGACCGTAACAACCAATTACACAATTAGTAACAACAACAACGCTATGTCCGCTGGCCCTATAACAATTAATTCTGGTATTGCTGTAACAATCGGTACTGGAGAAAACTGGACAATCGTATAAATTATGCCAATTACATTAAACGGGTCTGGCACAGTATCCGGTATATCCGCTGGTGGTTTACCAGACGGGTGCATACAAAGTGCAGATATAGCAAGTGGTGTTATACCAGCAGGCGGTAAAATTCTTCAAGTAAAACAAACAGTTTTAAATACTGCTGTTTCAATAAGTGGAGTTACTAGCTACGCAGATATAAGTGGTTTTAGTGTAAGTATTACTCCTTCATCAGCAAGTAATAAAATTTTAGTTATGGTGCAGATAAATGCATCTAGTGAAGGAGAATATATTTTCAAACTTGTAAGAACTGCTGGAGGCAGTACATCAGACGTAGGAAACTCAACTGCTGGTAATTACACTTCTTTTACAGGAGGTTTTCAAAATACTGCTCGAAGTGGTTATTATGATTTATTAGATAAGAATTTGAATTTTTTAGATAATGCACAGGATACAAACGCACATACCTACAAAGTTCAGTGGTCAAATATAACAAGTATAGCTACTTACTTAAATAGAACTGCTTACTCCACTACTACCACTAACTATGCGTATAGTGGTGCTTCAAGTATTACTGTTATGGAGGTAGCAGCATAATGACATTAACAAAAATAACAGGTGGAGACGGTATCAAAGATGGTACTATCAAAGAAGCCGATCTTAATATAGACAATACCCCTACAAATGATTATGTACTAACTGCTAAATCTAGTGCAGCTGGTGGCCTTACATGGGCTGAAGCTAGTGCTGGTGCGGCAGGCGGTGGGTCGGACAAAATCTTTTGGGAAAACGGCACTACAGTAACTACCAGCTACACGATTAGTAATAATCACAACGCTGGTACGTTTGGGCCTATTACAGTAAACTCAGGAGCTACAGTAACTGTAGGTTCTGGCGAAACATGGACAATTATTTAACATGCCAGTAATTATAAACGGAACAAG